TTATTAATAAAGTAACATGAGTTTAGATAAAGAAATATTTAACGGAAAAACTCTATCTGATCTCTTCAGTGAAATCCACGACAACTCTACTAACACTAGAGCTCAAGTTAAAGGACTAATAGGAGAGCTAAAACCTCTTATAGAAAACATTGGTGATGCTACTCTTATTGTACCTATGATAAAAGAATACATGGAGATTGGTGTTAAAAATGATGAGGCTTTAATTAAGTTAGCAACTATAGTTCAGAGAATAGAATCGGCACAATCTAAAGGTGATGGAGGAGAAATGTTTGATTTCTCTGAATTACAAGATCTTTTAGAAGAGTCTGAGCAAACTGTCAACGAGGTAGAGGATAAAACTGAAGGAGAAGATGGCGTATAACTTAGGACCAAGTGCAGGTGGAGGTAATAGTGGAGGAGGAGGTTCATCCGGTACCTCTGGTAAGTACTACGGAAGAGTTGTGGACGTTATACAGAACGCAGATCATCCTGAATACCAACAGTATGGAGAATCAAACTCTATTAATGGAGTATTCTTTAGAAATTTAAACACACCTAAAACAGAAGATGTAGAAGAAGATTTAAAGTTTGCTTATTATAGCGGAAATAACTTTAAACAAATACCCTTGAAAGGTGAAGTAGTAGAGTTAGTATCCCAACCTGCTACTGAAAGAACAATAGCTAACAGTAGTAAACTATACTGGACTAAAATAATACCTATATGGAACCATGTACACCATAATGCATACCCGGACACGTTACAATTTCAAGATCAAGAATCACAAGCTGATTTAGGAGAAGATTTTGAAGAATCAGATAAGATAAACAATCTACAGCTGTTCGCTGGGGATGTAACAGTAGAAGGAAGACATGGTAATACTCTACGATTTGGAGGAACTAAACATGACCTAAACGAAATAACAGACGACTCTAATAATGGTAAGCCTTTCACTTTATTAAGAAATGGTCAAGCTGAAGCAGGAGATGCTTTTGAACTAGTAACAGAGAACATTAACGATGATGACTCTTCTCTATATATGACATCAGACCATACTATAGAATTAGAGCAAGCTCACGAAAAAAGAGATGGTTTCGAGGACGAACCTGAAAAAGCAGATACATTTAAAGGAGCTCAAGTATTGATTAACTCAGGAAGATTATACTTTAATGCAAGAGATGAAGGAGCTTTTATATCTGCTAAAGAGTCTATAGGGCTCAATGCAAAAGTAATAGGAATAGATTCTGATGATTACATTGGAATGGATAGTAAAAAAATATACTTAGGTACTGGTGCATTTGACGAAGATGAACCTGCTTTAAAAGGTGAAACAACTACCGTATGGCTCGATGATTTAGTATCTCTACTAGAAGGGTTAGCAAAAACAATGGCTACTACACCACCCGCTCCCCCCACATATATAGCAGGGCTATTAAAAGAAGGTGTTAAGATGCAAGCTCAGTTACCAGCATTGAAACAATTACTTAAGAACTTACACTCTAAAAAAGTGTTTATAGATAAAATATAATGCCATACGTAAATATACCAGATAGCAAGCTGACTGCCGTAATAGCAAAGCAAGTAGGAAAAATACAAGGAGATATTACAGGTAAAGTACTAACTATGCTAGGTACTTTAGAGTCACAGTTTAGATCTCAAGGATGTCCATCTGGTTTATCAAGAAAAAGAAGACAGCTAGAGGGTATCCAAAGTAGTCTAAATTCTATTAATAGCAGAATATCTAAGTTTAGAAGAATACCCAGAACGCTTAAACCCCCAATAAGCGGATTAAAAGCAGCATTAAAAATTATTTTATCTATACCTCTCCCGCAAGGAATAGGTATCCCACCAGGTCCTGCAGGGGGATTAATAGTAGGGCTACCTGTGAACATCACAACTAAGTACGCAGATACAATGCACTTAGTAAAGGAGTTTATAAAGCAACTATCTGACGATATAGACGGTATATCTTATATTGTATCTGGTGAGGATGTACAGCTCAAGAGCATTGATAGAGCTATGAAAAAAGTACAGTTTTCGCTTAAAGCTTGTGAAATAGAAAAAGAAATAAACGAGAGACTTTCAGAGGAAGAGCAAAGAGATTTAGACTTACTAGATGAAGACGGTAACTCAGTATTTCGCAATCTTAGTAAAGACCTCTTATCCAATGGTCTGGAAAAAGATAGCAGGTCTGTATCACAAATTGCATCCGAATTAAACATTACCCCAGAAGAAGCAGTATCAAGGTTAGGTGAAGATAATCAAGATGCTTTTAACAGACAAGTAAAAGAATTAGGAGATAACATAAAAGGTATATCAGATAAAGACCTACAGAATAAATTAAGAGAATCTTTAGATATATTTCGTACACCTACTCCGATAGAACAGTCATCTGATATCTTCTCACATATAGGACCTGACGGAACTATTTATAAGCTAGAGATTCAATCAGTACCTGAAGACTCTACTATAGCTCCTAGAAGATTTGCATTAGCTAGAAATGTAAGAGGAATTGCAGTACTAAAAGGAGATTTGTCTTTTAGTTCTTCAACAAAAGTACTTTTAGATGAAATAAAATTTAGAATTGATAATCAACTTCCATAATTAAACTATTTATATATATGAAACTGGATCAACTACGTAAAGTAATACGAGAAGAAGTAAGAGCAGCGATTAGGGAGGAGTTACAAGAAGTGTTAACAGAAGCAGTTAAAATTGCAAGTACTCCAACTAAGCCAATATCTCAAACCTATTCAGAGGTCCCTAAAGGACAACCAAAAAAATGGTCAAGAGGCCATACAGCTACATTAGATGAAATGCTTCAAGACACTAGATCTTCTCTTACTCCATCTGAAGCTTCTGATATTATAGGAGGACAAGGAGTTCAGAAGCCAAATTTCGCTTCTATGATGTCTAATCAAATGGCTAAAGAGAATCAAGGGCCTATGCCCGGTATTGATATTAGTCAGTTAGATTTTGTTAAAAAAGCTAAAGGCATTTATGACCTCGCAAATAAAAAATCATCTAATACTTTAAATTAAAATGGCATTTAACGTAAGAAAGATAGACCCGATTGATTTACAGCCTAGAAAAGCAGTAGGTGTAAGCTTACCTTTTTCTGGCAAAGCTGTATTCAATTCTACCTTTCAAACTAAAGATGCTATTAAAACTAACTTAATAAACTATTTTTTAACTAGTAGAGGAGAAAGGTACCTTAACCCTGACTTTGGTAATCAGTTACAGACTTTATTGTTTGATAACTTAACTGAAGATAAAGTTGAACAGATTGACGCTTTGATAAAAGAAGATTTAAGAATATTTTTTCCTAAAGTTCAACCTGTAGAAGTTAAAACTGTAGGCGATGCTGATAATAATACAGTGCAGTTTAGTTTAAAATATAAAATTAACAATACTAACATTGAAGATGAGGTAGTAATAAACTTCTTAACATAATGGCAACGGAGAAAGACATAAAATACATAAACAGAGAGTTTACTGACTTAAAAGAGTCATTAGTAGAGTACGCCAAGAATTACTTTCCTGATGCTTATAATGACTTTTCTCCTACATCACCAGGTATGATGTTCATAGAAATGGCTGCCTACGTAGGAGACGTACTCTCTTTTTATCAAGACACACAGCTACAAGAAACATTTTTACAACATGCCCAGAATCCTGCTAATCTTTACTCTCTAGCATACATGATGGGATACAATCCTAGAGCAACATCAGTAGCAGAAACTGAACTAGAAGTTACTCAAAGAGTAGCTGCAGTAGCACCTAACTATACTCCTAACTGGAGCCAAGCAGTAAAAGTACAGACTAACGCCTCTATTGCTAGTACAGCAACAGGTAACGCTAACTTTCTTACTAATAAAGAAGTAGACTTTAATTTTTCCAGCTCTTACGACCCAACAGACATAACAGTATACTCTACTGATGGGGGTAATCCTGCTGAATACCTGCTTACTAAAAAAGTAAAAGGATCTTCTGGAACTATCGAAACTACTACAAAAAACTTTACGGTAGCAGAAAAGTTCAAAACTATAGAGTTAGATGATGACAATATCATAGGTATCTTAAGCATAACCGACTCAGAAGGTAATGACTGGACTGAAGTACCTTTTCTTGCTCAGGATACAGTTATAAAAGAAGAGACTAATATAGCCGAAGATAGTAGCCAATCTCCTAAAACGTTAGTACTGCAGAAAGTATCTAGAAGATTTGTTAGTAGGTTTACATCAAAGAATGTACTTCAAATCCAATTTGGAGCAGGTATATCTGAATTATCAGATACAGAGTTTTTACCTTCCCCTGAAAGTCTACAACCTACTAATACACTTGTTGCTAATAGCCTGGATATCGCATATGATCCATCTAACTTTTTATTTAGTAGAACGTACGGATTAGCACCCTCTAATACTACCTTGACAATAAAATATTTAAAAGGAGGAGGTATAGAATCAAACGTACCTGCTAATTCTATAACTAACCAGAAAGCAGTAACTATTACAACTACTGATAATACTTATCAAGGTACTCTTACTTTTTCTAATAACAACCCCGCTACAGGAGGAAAAGATGGTGATACAGTAGAAGAGCTAAGACAAAATTCTTTAAGAGCTTTTTCAGAACAGAAAAGAGCTGTTACATTAGATGATTATACAGTAAGGTCTTTATCTTTACCGTCTCAATTCGGATCAATAGCTAAAAGCTTTACATCTCAAGCTACACAAGATAATAAAAAATTTTTACAGACTAATAATCCTCTAGATCTAAACTTGTACGTACTAGGGTATGACAACGAAAAAAAGCTAACTAAAGCATCTACTAGTTTAAAGAACAACCTTAGAGAGTATTTGTCTCTATACAAAATGATTACAGACAGTATAAATATATTAGATGCGTTTGTAATTAATATTAAAGTAAAATTTGAAATAGTAACTCTACCTAACTACAACAGTAGAGACGTATTACTTAATTGCAACACAGTTCTTAAAAACTACTTTGATATTACTAAATGGGCTATCAACCAGCCTATTAACCTATCTGAACTATATACACTACTCGATAGAGTAAAAGGCGTACAGACAGTTAAAACCGTAGAAGTTACAAACTTAGCAGGAGGTAATTATTCTGAATATGAATACGATTCTAAAGGTGCTACTAAAGACAATGTAGTATATCCTTCATACGATCCAAGCATATTTGAAGTTAAGTACCCTAATCAAGATATTGAAGGAAGAGTAATAACATTATAAGATGGCCATATATAGAATATTTCCAGAAAAAGATACGTTTGTAACCAGCAAACCTAATACTGCTGGGCTTTACCCTAACGCAGGTAAGGATGAAATAATTGAAATAGGTGGTTTTCCTGATCCTATCGATAGTGCTATCGGTCGATCTAATAGGTCTCTTATACAATTTAATACAGACGACATAACTAATACAATAAGTAGTAAAGTATCTGGTTCTTATTCTGCCAGTCTTAATTTATATTTAGCAAATGCAACTGAAATACCTGCTTCTTTTACTATAAAAGCTCACCCTATATCATCTTCTTGGATAGAAGGTACTGGAAAATCGAGTGATAGTCCAATTAATAGAACAGGAACGTCTTGGAAATATAAAGATGCAGGAACTACTGCATGGAGTAGCCTAGGATGTGATTTTTTAAATACTAATACAGGGTCACAATCATTTACAGTAAATTCTGACTACGATCTAAATATAGATATAACCTCAGCAATTTCAGCTATAAACGGCAGTACCTTAACTAATAATGGATTTTTACTTAAGTTAGAAGATACATACGAAAATTACCTATCTTCAAGTATTAAACTTAACTATTTTGGAAAAAACTCTAATACTATTTTTCCTCCATATTTAGAGTTTAAATGGAATGATTCTAATTACAGCAGCTCACTAACTGAAGTATCTTCTGATACTACTACAGTAACTATATCTAATCATAAAGAAAAGTATATAGATTCAGATCAAGTAAGATTTAAGATAGCTGCAAGACCTAAATATCCTACAAGAACATTCACTACATCTTCTATTTATTTAACCAAATACAAACTACCAGAAGAGTCTTATTGGGGTATAAAGGATGAATTTAGCAACGAAATGATAGTTGACTTTGATTCTAACTATACTAAGATTTCAGCAGACGATAACGGAAGTTATTTTGACGTCTATATGAACTCATTTCAACCAGAAAGACACTATAGATTGTTAATTAAAACTACTATAGATAATAGTACTGTAGTTTTAGATAACAAAAATATTTTTAAGGTAGTAAGTAATGGCTAAAGATATACAAATAAAAAATAAAGTTCTCAACAAAGAACAGTTAGATAAAGTAGTAGATAGAAATTTTACTTTCTTTACACCTGTTGATACTGCTGAAGAAGAACTGACTGTAGACGAATTTTTTACGGCCTACGACAGTTTATACTATGAAATACCTATAGAAGGTGATAGCGGTTCTCATGCTTACCTTATTAAAAAAAGTTCTGAATTAGCAGATTACGATAGAACTACAGAAGATATACAGCCTCTTTTAGATGAAATAGCAACACTAAGAAGAGAACTACTAAACCAGCAACAAATTATTATAGATCTAAACACAAGATTAGCAAGTGAACAAAATTAGATACGACATAACGCAAATAACTTCTGGTTCTATCTACCCTGAAAATTTACTTGATAATAATCAAAGTAAAGTAGTTGATTCATTTGAAATAAACAGTAAATTTACAAGTAATAAAAATTTTGTAAGATTAGAAATTTGCTCTTTAGATAATATTCCTGTTGTAATAGATACAGACTTTACCGACTACTCCCTACTTTATAACGCACAAAGTGCCGGAACATCAGGAGCATCAGTAGTAACTGTAGACCCTGTTAAAGATATAAAATCAAATAGTCTAGAAGGTTCTGATTTAATTCTTAAATATAGATTCTTAGATAATCTTTTTACAGCAGGTAAAACCGGTGGTAACTTATTTGTAAAGCAAATATCTCCAGACAGAAAAGAACTTAAATTATTATCTAAAGACTTAACTGACGAAGAAATAAATAACTATGCTAGTTCTTATAGTAAAGAGATAGCAAAATCTAATACGTTTAATGAGTTTTATTTAGTAGCTGGAGAAACTTTTATAAACTTATTGAATATAAAAGCTGAAAATAACTCTGTTATAGTAAAGCTTAACTCTGCTCTACCTTCTAATATAAACGTTAATACACTAGTAAATGTTCTAGAAGAGATATCTAACCC